CAGAGCTAATATTGCAAAACTATTTTCTAGAAAATTAGGTTCGATTAGAAGATATGTAGATATCTTCAATCAATTCGAATCCCAATTTGTGATGTCATTCGGAGATAATCCTAGTGAGGATATTCAAAGAATGTTTTTAAGACTATGCTCGAGTTTATTAGCTCGTTTCTAGTCAAGAAATTAGATGTGTTGGAAAGACGACTTTAAGAAAGTCGCCTTGACCTTCCGCCACATCTTGTTACAAGGAATAGGTGAAGCTCCTTATGGAGGTCATCTGTACCATATATTCTTCCCTATTATGGAGTCTATGTTTAACAGAGACAATATAGTAAGGAGTTTACAGATCTGGGGTACTTTCTTCGTTACACGAGGATAGCCTACCCCCGATCAAGATGAAATCGATCTCGCTAAAATTGAGCATAAAAAGGCTTATATAGGCGAGAGAGACTTTGAAACATCTATCTACGCGGAAGAGACTATCGCGAAGTTAGGTGAACGCTTTGGTAAGTATTGTAAAGAATCAATACGTATGTCTAAAGCTAATGAAAACGATAATAAGATGCCTTGGAATATTAAGGAATCTCATGTGTCGTTATCTAACGCCTCGTGCTTAGAAGCAACGAGAGCTGAAGGAGGTAAGAGGGGAGCCTTTTCTAGAAAATTTTCTAGTTGGCTAACCACTATATACACAAAGGAAACAGAGAAAAATTATAAAATTTCACTATTTTCTTCAAAAGAGGAGAATTCCAGTTTCAATATGATTCCTGGAAAAGCTCCGATAGAGTATATGTTCATGAATTAGATTCCTGAAGATAAACTTAAAAAGAATTTTGACGGAACAATCTAGAAGCTTGATCAATTACTATGTAAGAGAGGAAGCGATCCTAGGTCCGTTAAGACGAATACAATGCAATTAGCCATGATGATGTTCAAACATGCGGCTGCTGCACAAAGAGATAGAAAGGCGAACCACCCAAATTGGGAGGAAGACCCTGACTATGAACCTACTCGTTTCGAGATAGAATTATCCGGAACGATTTACAGTGAAATAAACATGAACCAAAAGAGAATGTCTCAACTGGTTTTTGCTTTCATTACTTTTGATCTCATAGATCAAGGATACTTTTCTGAGAATTGGAAACCTTTAAAAGGTTTCGACTTTTCTACAGAATCAATTGGCGAGCCTGGACTAAAATCCAGAATCGTCACTAAGGGACCTGCCGTAGTGCAGGTTTATTAGCAATAGTGTGCGCATGTGTTCAATAATATATTGAGACATGCGGACGTAGTTACTCACGGACTGTTCGGAAAATCAGCCGCGTGGGATTTCTATATAAACAGAGTTAGAGCGAAAAATCCTTTCGCCTGTTCTGATAATAGCTTGTTTTAGACCTGCGATTATACTGCGGCTACAGACTGGATGGAAAGAGAACCAACCAGAATAGCTTTTAGATCTTTTTGCAAAGGATTAGGAATAACTAATACTTGGCTTTAGGAATCAGGCAATTGTATAACAATGCCAATGATGTACGATGGGGAGACTCCTACTTTAAGGGGTGTACCCATGGGTTTGCCTATGTGTAAGCAACTGCTTACCATATGCAACGGTATGATCTTGTCCAGAGGAAATACTCCTCAGGCAGGATGTGGAAACAGTAGTCTTGGAGACGACTGTATAGCAGAAGGTTCTCTAGAGGACCACCTTGTAACTTAGGAATTAATGAAACAAATCGGGTTTAAACCCAATGATAAAACATTGATTGCGAAGTTTGGTTGCTGCTACGGAGAGGCCGTTTTGGTCAAATCTGTAGCTTGGAGACAGGATCCAAACAAAACTGGTTGGAATCCTAATGTAACTGTATGGGAGACTCCTGAAAATTGTCAGGAGCCGCCATTCATAGATTATTTTAAAATGCGATTATTTTCTGTATTTCAGAAGACAAACGCAGATTCAGATTGTTCCCCCTTGTACGGGAGGAATGATATGTTCAATAGGCAAGTAAGTTGGATGAGACCAATTTACAAAGGCCAAACAGAGGTTGCTAAGCGAGTATTCGCTAGAAACTTTTACAAATACATGCCCTTATCAATGTATATTACATTGCCTGCAGAATCAGGAGGGCTTGCTATAGGGGTTCCACCGTCTTTAGAACACTGGGACCAGAATATTTTAAAAGCGTTAATTCTAACGCATGATAAAACTAATGATCTCAAAGATTATGAGAGGTTTATGATCTCTCAACTTTTGAGAATGTATATCTCTAGAAAAACTACAGATAGAGGCGTAAATTTAGACTTTGATAAAGACTATTTTATACGTTGGTTTGCCGATTTCGGACCTCATTAGAAGTTCTCGGCATTTGAAGAATTTGCAACCTCGATCCCTGGTAGGGAAAGAGTTTGGAAATCCATGCCCTTTTACATTAAAAGATTATATGTAGAAGAGCATTATTACGACTGGAAGGAAGTCTTTGATGGTCTCAAAGACCCTTCTGATCCTATGAAAGATCCTGGTTCAACTTGGTTGAACGATCTTAACATAGATAGGGGTTTCTCTAAAGAAACCTTGAAGTCAAAAAACAATATGTACGATACTATCGTAGATATAGTTAATAATAAAATGTATACTATGAAAATTCCACTAAACATGGAACGACGTACCGCCAAATTTATTGACGGAAAGAAAACATTTCATATGGTGAAGGTACTTACTAAAGATAGTATTTTCGCTCCAGATGGGCTGTTAAACAGCTTTAGAACTACTTGGGCACACATTAAGCGTGGACCCATTGTAATGAAGAATTGCTCCCGCATTCTAGATGCGGATGCAAATGACATTGAAAAACGAGGTACATATTTTTACCGCGTCTTCAATTATCAACTTACACTTGATCTCAGCAATCTGGGATCTAGTGATCCTAGGTTGTTTGTAAACTTAACGGTGGACGTGAATCCAGACCGCGAAATACAACCATCAGAGTTTATATAAGCCAGTGTTAAACTGGCAGTATTTAGGTACGACGGCCGTTAAAGGTTCGTTTAAATTACTATCTCTTAAATTTACTTTAGGGTAAACAAAAGAAAAACATAATTAAAACTAGTCTTTAATAGTACCGACATACAAAAAAAAAACCCTTTCGGGAAAAAACCGATGTGGTTTTTTTGTGTATCTCGGTACAATTACTGGTAACTTCAGACATGGGAAATTAAAGACTTATAGTTTCGCCATGGCTGATTTTATAGTAATTGCCGTCGTACCTTAATACTGCTAGTATAATGCTAGCTTGATATAGAATTCGATGGTTATATTTGGTGGTCTGGATTCACGTCCATCTTCAAATCTACAAATAACCTTGGATCACTTGAACCTAAGTTACTTAGGTCGAGTGTAAGTTGATAGTTGAATACGCGATAGAAATATGTACCGCGTTTTTCAATGTTATTCGCGTCCGCATCTAAGATGCGACTGCAATTATTCATAACGATGGGTCCACGTTTAATGTGAGCCCAAGTCGTTCTAAAGCTATTGAATAGCCCATCAGGCGCAAAGATACTGTCCTTTGTCAGTATCGTAGCCTTTGAGTATATTTTCGTACCTTCTACGAAATTAACTACGTTTCGTTCCATACTAATTGGAACTTTCATAGTATACATCTTCGAATCAACAATTTCTACGATAGTATCGTACATATTGTTTTTCGACTTATTTGTTTCTTTACAGAAACCTCTATCTATGTTGAGACTGTTCAACCAAATTGAACCAGGATCTTTCATAGGGTCGGTTGGATCTTTGAGTACATCAAATACTTCTTTCCAATCATAATACTGCTCTTCTACATGTAATCTTTTGATGTAAAAGGGCATAGATTTCCACACTTTTAACCTATCTGGGATAAGAAGTGCGAAGTCGTCGAATGCCGTGAACTTCTAATGAGGTCCAAAGTCGGCAAACCATCTAATGAAATAGTCTTTATCAAAGTCTAAATTCATTCCTCTCTCGGAAGTTTTCCGAGATATAAACATCCTTAAAATTTGAGAAAGCATAAATCTTTCATATTCTTTAAGGTCATTTGTCTTGTCATGTAAAAGCACTAGTGCTTTTAATATGTAAGGATCCCACTTGTCTAATGACGGTGGTTTCCCCTAAGCTAGCCCACCTGCTTCTGCAGGCAATGTTATATACATTGACATGGGCATATATTTATAAAAGTTCCTAGCGAATAATTTCTTAGCAACTTCTGTCTGGCCTTTGTATATGGATCTCATCCATGTCACTTGCCTATTAAACATATCATTCCTCCCGTAAAGAGGGGAACAATCTGAATCTGCGTTTGTTTTCTGAAATACAGAAAACAATCTCATTTTGAAATAATCTATAAAAGGAGGTTCCG